AATAGATTCTCGGATAAGTCGTTCTTTGAAAAATTCAGCGAAGTTCATTTAATTACTTATTTTAAATAAATATATTCATGAAATTAGAACGTATTTATGAAGCCCAGATGTTTGAAACACATCGTGATAGAATAAACAAAAAACTACAAAACGTCAAAGATACAATGGATACTATTGTCTACGCTTTCATTCAGGCTAAAATGCAATACAATGCAGAGTTAAAATATTCTCCTGATTTTTATAAACATGAGATGAATAAACTAGAAGAGATGGAGCACGAATTTCTTGAATTACGCGAGAAGTTTGAAAATAAATTTATAAAACATCAGTTTACCAATCATCCAAATCCTGAAATGCGTAAAGACCTTCGATAAATAATAAGATGAAATTTTCTCAAATTTTTTATAATAAAACAAAAACCATAATTAAGGAAGACGACACAGACGTTAAACCTCTCACCGATGAAGAAAAAGATAAATACGGTGAAATTTTTGCTATGGGTGCTTTAGAGGAATTAGAAAGCATTCCAGCATATTCCGAAAAACACATTGAATGTGATCTTATGCAAAGAGCATTCCATGAGAATCCGGTAACATTTTTTGTATTAACATACACTAAATATAAATGGGCATATCCTAATATGAAGGATAAGGTTCAAAAATGTATAACGGATGAGATGAAAAAGTCTGTATTGGAAAATACAGATTTATGTATTAGGATATTAAGGGGGTTCGTAGCAGCGGATAATGGATATCTATCATATAGTTATATAATGACAGTATTAGGTGAACAGTTTATAAATGATATACTTAAACATGTGCGTAATTATGATATGCAAATATATCATGAGATAGTGGACACCACATCATCCACTGCATGTTTTGAGGCAGTGCATCCTGCGGAATATATAAATTGGCAATTATTGAAAGACCCTAAGCGTTTCTTATCACCGAGATATATTGATAAATATCAATATTGCGACTGGTATCCACGATGGGTAGGTAATTTACTTAAATCTGATTTAAGTGCTATATTGATGACAGATGAAAGTATTTTTGATAAATATATTCGATTCATAGCAGACCAGAACGAGTATGGTGTAGATGTAAACAAAAAATATGCGGGTGATATAGCAAAAACATTAAGCGACATCACTCCCTATGTAATTGAAGATAAAGATCGGGTTATGCGATATGCTACCGAATTAAACCTCCAATACCCATATATTTTAGTGCAATTCATAACACTATACCCTGATGATATGATGCGCTGGATAGACAAAAATCCTGAAGTGTTTCACCTGTTTAATAGCCACTCTTTTACTAATTATTATCAAACTTCCGATGAATTTGAACGGTTGAAAAAAAGCCATAAAACGAATATGGATCGAGCAACCAAATATGTGCGCCAATATGCGCCTATGGCACATCTAATAGCTTTAATACAAAGTCATACCATATCTGATGAGGTTATGTCTGGAATTAAACAAGCCATCGATGATGAAATATGGACTAGTTCGGCACAAGCATATAATATCGTAGAATTGCTTTTTTATCGTTTCTGTAATCTGGCCCAATTAACATTATTATTAACTAAGCGTCTGTTTAAAGATGCATTAGAACACACATCAAACACCTCCGATCAAAGTAAAACCGCTTATGGATTATTCTTACGTGCTAAGAAATGTAAGAAAATGGATGTGGTCTATGAGTTTTTCGATAAAAAGGATTATGAAAAAATATTAGAAACTGATTCAAATGCCTTGTCTCCTCTTCTTGATCAAAGTAAGAAGATGCGTAAAATTTTTGAAAAAAATGATATCATGGGGGATATATTAAACAATTGGACAGTTCATAAAATAAAAAGTCTAATCAGTAATGCGGGTGTGTTATTTCAAAGATTATGGAAAAAAAATGATCAGGGAATAAACGAGGTAAGTGCAATTATGGCGGGGGTTGATGATTTTTCCGATGTAATGGGGGAAGATAGAACTTATTGGGATGATATATATGACCGAATAAGAGAAAAATTCCCATATGCGCTTGTGTCTATGTTAATAGAAAAAGGACACCATATTAATAATATTGATGCGGATTTGATCAAATCCGCAGAGGATATAGCCCCTTATGAGATGTTCTATGCTACATGGTATAATATAGGAATTAGTGGAGTTACGCCTGAATTAGTTAATAAAGTTGTTGATTATAGAGATGGTGCTTACACCAGCGACATGTTGGGTAAAATACTTAAAGGATCGGGCGCATACAATGGGACTTTCAACCCTGATAAATATGAAAAACTTTTACCACCCAAATTATTATTTTCCGCAGTAGGATATGATCCGATAGGCACATTTACTAAATTGAATAACATCAACGATTTTTTCAATAGTAAACCCGGATTAAAAAATGAATTATTTGATATTGCCTTGGCTAAAGGTGCTGATACTCCTGATAAAAAAGTTAAATTATATAAACTTGCTAAAAATATGGGCATGACAGGTGCAACTTTTGAAGAATTGCAGAAAGAAATAACGGAAAATATATTCTTATATCTGGATACTGGAAGAGGAGTGGACTCCTTAGCAGGAGATATTAGACAATTAGATATGGTTGATTTAAAAAAACTTGAAAAAGTTATGTATTTAACCCCTGCAAAAATACCCCATATGCTTAAAACGATGTATATTCGTCCTCGTCAGAGAGCCGAAGAATATAATAGGACACACGAAAAGTTATTCCTTCACACCACCGGAGATGTCGTAGCTCTACATGAAGTGATAAACAAAGGAAAAATAGCCGAAATATGTGCTTCCTCCATTGATGCCCATACGGTGTTTTATAGTGATAGGGGGGCTATTATTGGGGGACAAGGTGCTTTCACTCTCTTATATGATTTCGATTGCTATTCTTATATTGATTATGCTACGGGTAAACGATATGCTACAGCCGCAGGAATAGAACTTCCTATTAAAAAAATTGATGATTATGGTTTAATCGACCCATTTGATCAAAAGAAAAGAATCGAACAAGAGCATTCCCGTATAGGTGGAGGAAGCTTCCAAATGGAGATGCACTATGATGAAGGTTTTGTGGACATAACTAAGGCCAGTATACTATTTGTAGCCACAGATAATAAAAAACAAATAGCATTTACTAAAAAAACATGGCCGAGAGCAGTTATATTAACAAAAAATAAGGTATTTGGAATGATTAAAAAAGGAACTATACAAGATTTCATGTATAATCTTCTAGATCGACAGACACATATAACTCCATTCTTACACGATAAAGAGCACGAATACGAATATAAAGAGTATTAATAAAAAAGGCGAGTTTTTAACTCGCCTTTTTCTTTGAAGTGATTTGTTTTTTCTCTTAGAGAAGAGTGTTGAAATCAACCGAGGTATTAGTTACTGTGATATCAAGCAAGATAAACTTGGTTGTCTTGACTGGTTTCACATACACCGCCACATTTAACTGATATGCATCAATAGTTGCCGCAGTATTATTTCTTTCGTCACAGACAATCATATAGTCATATAAACCGCTATTATTTTCCATGAAATCGAGGAGAGGTTGAAGTGCGTTCTTGACTCTTGTTCTTGTTACAACGGTGTTTGGTTGACCGATGAATGGACGAAGGGTTGTTTGCGCACTCTTACCGAGCCATAGTAATCCTCTACGGATGTAGTTTTCTCTCAATGCGGTATTCTCTGTTTGAAGAGTCAACGTATTCCATACAAGATTTCCTTCAGGGAATTTAACAACTGGATTAAGATTAATATTGCTGAGTAAGTCTCTTTCGCGTTGATTTGGATTAATTGCCAAGTCTGTGATGTTTGGTATATATCCATTTGCTACACCAAGAGCGGCAGTCCACGGAAATTGATTTGCATCATTTCTTGCGAAGAGGGAAGCCTTGTAAGGGGATACTGGATACCAGCAAAGATTTCCAGAAGCACTATCCAGTCCTTTAACCCAATTTGCATGACTTTCAGAATAATTAGAGTTGAATCCACTGTAGAGATTTCTCAAATATGCATAGATGTTTCGGCTAAAGGTCGCATATCTATCAGTAGGTTGGTTAGTGGTTGGATCAAGAAGAACTTGATTTTGACGACTAACTACTTTATAGTCAGGCCCATTTACGAATATTTGTCTAAGGGGGTCTACGATACTGTATACGCCCACATCTCCTGCTGCCTGACGGGTATTCTTACAGAACGAATCGATGATGTTCACGATGACTTCCCAAGATTGTTGAATATCTGAGTTCATAGTTGTTCCATCGAATGGACTTAATGAATTAGTGTCTACGAAATAGGTGTCATCATAATTATAGCAGATAGATGGGTCGGTGATGCAGTGATCCGCTGCTACCGCAGTTCTGGTCGCCCACATAGTTGATAATCCGTTATCGATGATGATATCAAGAGGATAGTCGATTGGGTTTTCTACTTCCATTAACGCTCTTTCGAGTTTCGCAGGAAGGTTTCCAAGGTCTTTCTTCTGACAGATATCATAGATCGCATCACGACATTGTCCGTTGTAACTTCCGATACCATATAAACTATCACTGAATCCTTGAAGTGCTGCCTGAGCATCGAAGTTATCAAACACCGTCGCAGTCTTCTCGCGGAACATACGAACAGTCTTTTGAGGAATTCCGGTATTATCAGCCCAGCAATTATTTTTAGAAAGATATGGGTTAACATACGCAGTCATGTAATTCGAACCGTCATTGATGGTTTTTTCGATATAATCAGAACGAGGAGGTCCACCATTAGGATCATTGATCTTTCTGTCGGCATTTAAGGAACCTACGAACTTCTCGACCATAACTGCATCAAGTTTATTGATGGTTTCAGTGTATTGAGTAGGACGAAGTTTGAAGAGTGATACAGTGACAGAATCATTGTAGAGTGCTGTTCCAAAGCTAGGACCAGATGCATTTTCCACGATCTGAGAAATAGAAGTGATGTTTTGATCGAAGATGGAAGATACTGCAAAGTTTAATCTTTCATCAGGCACATTTACCCAATTTCCAGATACACCGGGACATACATCTTGATAATAACCAGATACACCAGTTAAGCTATCGAAATCTGTTGCAGGGTTCACATTTAAGTTATCAGTCACAGACACATAGTATCCGCTGAAGTCTTCAAGTTGTGCTGCTTTGATTTCATTCACAAGAATTAATCCGGCACGAACATTGTTGTTCACGACATCTAAGGCGGGATCAACATTTTCGAATACTCCACATTTCCAATTAAATTGTGCATTTGCAAGTAATTGATATTCAGACGCATTTAATGTTTTGGTGATAGGTTCACCGAAGACATAGAAATTAGCATCACGAAGCACTGCGTCTCCATCTAAAGGATAGAAATTATATTTGTCGGCTTCAGGGACTTGTAGATTAAGTGCGGTGATGGTTTGGCAAGATAAGCCTGCTTCCACTGGCACAGTGCAGAAGTTAATAAGATAATCCCGTGTTACGTTCTGCACGGCGGTAGTAACTTCACTGAAGGTGAGTCCTGCGCTAAGAGTGCTTAGAACGGTTAGGTTGGTGGTGTAAGAACCTGCGTAATCAGGGGCCGAATAGAGATATTGTAATACCCCTGCTCCATTTTGAGAATATGTCGCAAATACATCACCTGCCGATACTGCTACCCCGCTCAAGGTTTGACCGGAAAGCAATCCAGAAGTAATATTATAGGTCTTCGCATAGACGCTATTGGTTAAATCCACGATTAAACGTTTACCATCATTGGATAAATGACTCTGATCTTCGTCTTTTGCAGTGTAAACATTGGCAAGACTAATGGAAGTGATAACCTGATAAGTGGTGTTAAACCCATTTACGGTAGGACGGAGTTGGAATACGCGAAGGTCTTCAGGAGAGGTATCCGCATCTACAACGAACTTGAATCCTGTCCAGATTGCATTATATGGAACAGGATGATCTTGGATTACGAGTGCTCCTCCCGGTTCTTCATTAGAAGTTAACGGACAGTCAAGGTTTGAGGAACCGACACATACCGAAGATTTGGTGAAGTAAGAAGTATACAACCAAGGGAAATTCACTCGGCAGTTTTCTTCATCTACTTGACGGAAATAATCACATGGATCAACTTCTACTGCGCTTACCCCGATAATAGGGAAAACAATAGCAGAATATTGATCTGCGAAGCCGATTCCCGCTCCCGAACCATACGGCATTCTAGTAAAGGTTACATTCGCAGTAGAGTTACCTACAAGCTGTTGGACAGCATTATAGGATTGTCTTTCTGCTGGAGTGGTTGGTATCCCGAATATAGTTTCATAGTCCGCGACTGTAGGAATTGCAGTCGGTTCATCAGTTGGCCCTTGTGGAGAAAATCCAGCAAAGAAGACATTAGTTCCATTGGCTACTGAAGTATTTTGTGAAATATCGGATGTTTGCACAAATACCGCAGGAGAAGTGAATGGGAAATTTAAATTTGTTGCCATATTATATTTCTATTTATAAAAAATCAAGTAAAATATAAAAAATGTTTAAGGTGGCAAATATGGTAATTATCGGGAAATCATATATCTAAGTTTATTATATCGCTCCCATTCATTATCTCCATAATATTTTTGAAGTTCGTTTTTGTTATGAATTAATCGTTTAAAGTCTCGTTCTTGATCGACCACGAATACTCTAAATCCTCGTTTTACAAAACGATCATAGTTTTTATAATAGAATTGAAACCCTAATGGACTAAGTTGACTATCTGATAATACATAACTGTATTTCTTTAACAGATATTGCATGAAAAATTCTCCCATGAGTGAATATCCCTTTTCAAATTGAGAGGAATGCGTGGATTCGGTTCCACCCCCATTATCACTCTCCAATGAACCCGTATATCGCCCACTAATTGATCATTGTTTACTAGATAGATGTCAACAAATTGAGGAACTTTACCATAGGATCGAACCTCCACCGTTCGATGACCTATATGGATTTCTCCTACAGTGGTGGCATTATCTACCCCTCTTCGATGTCTATTTGCGTCCAGTGGGGTGAAATTCACTGGCCCTGATGTCATCGGAGTTTCTAGTAAAAGGTTTAATAATCGAAAAAATGTCATTAGTTATTAAGTTGGGATGTTCTCGCTACATGTAGGCGAGTAAAATCAAAAGAGAAGGTGCTATCATTCTCTTTTGCGTCTCGATGAGACGCATTAATTCCTCCCAAAGCAGTAGGAAATGCGCCGTGATATTCATAACAAATAACAGGTTTATCATATTCATCTAGGGCATAGACATTTATAGTGGTAGTATAATCTTTAACTAATCCTCTTCCGTGTCCCGGTCCTCCATAATTCTGTGCATTGAAAACAGAGGCAGTTTGGTCATTTTGAAGATTAAGCCACGTATAAAGAATGTAATAATTATCAAATTTATTATCGATAGTATAATTCACCGTAATAGTTGGATAGGTTGGGCGGGAAAAACTACTAACTTTAAATACCTGTCCCCCATATGGTTTATCAAGTTTAGGAACCTGAATTTCAGGGACTACGTGTCCCCATATAGTCAACTGCAATCTATCTAAACTTACAGAATTACAGAGACGCTCATCGGTCTTTAGATATGGTTTTAAGATACTAGGAATATCCATAATAAGGATGAATTTATCTTTCCTAGATACATTAAGCTGAGATTGTAGATCACTGTAATATCCATTTACGGGTATATCTACGGGACATTCTAAATCTGGTCTATCAGGTGCTTCATTCATATTATTATTTACATATTAAATATAGAAATTTTTTAATAATCTATATTCGACCTCGGCTCTTTGCTGATCAGATAAACTATAATGGTATTTGAATATCTTCTTCAAAAGATTTTCCGCGAAGTATTCGTAATTTTTCTTCAATGCAGGTTCGTCTTCTTTTTCATATAAACTGGTGAGTTTATCATAGATGTCTAATAAATGTTTCCATTGTAACGAAACATAATATTGTTCATCCCCATATTGATCTATTTTTCTTTTGATATATGGTA